CGTGGTGGTACGGGTGGAGCAAGATTAACAAATCCAGAACCAACATTAACAACTGCGCCCCCGATATTTGTTTGTACACCCCCGCCAATTGCCATATCAATTCCTGCATCGATATCAGTATTAACAAAGGACGAAATAAACGTGTTCCTAGCTTTGGCAGTCCAGGTTGTTGTTAATTGGTTAATCATAATTGCACTTATATTCATCTCAGCAACAGATTGAATATTAACCTGTGTAAGACCACGCATATGCAGCTTATCAGTTGCATTAATTAAAATCTTTTCTGAGTTAATAGTTAGTGCACCGTACTTAGGAGGCAATCCAATTAAACCACCAGAAGAAATCTGCATTTCTTTACCAGCTCTAAGAGACATCGTACCAACATTAGCTTGTACTTTAACATCTGCTGCTCTTATCTGTACTTGCTCTGAAGCAATAATATTAGATTGTCCACCAACTGATAGAATATGATTACCGTGTACTAATGTTTGTAAATCACCTTCGATTTCTTCAACCTTGTTACCTTTAACATACACATAACTGTTACCTAAAATAGTAACTGTACTTGAACCACCAACAACTACGTGTTGTTTACGATCAATTACTTCGTATTTGTCTGATGTTGTTTTATCAGTTTTAACACCTCTAGAATCAATTTGAACAAAAGATCCAGATTTATGATGAATCATAATTCTTTCAGCGCCAGGAGTATCGTCTAATTCAATACTGTGATGAGCTGTTTTGATAACCCTGTTGTGAGGATACTGCGCACCATAAGCCGATGATGGTTCATCCCAAGTTTTATCAGTACCACCAATTTTAACATTAACAGCTCTACCCATTTCTTGCTGCAATACATACGTATCTTGAATATATTCGCCTCGGGCAAGCCTGTCTTGTTGAGGTTGTCCTCTATCTTCTGGGGCTGAGCCGTGTGCTAAACTCTCGCCGTCTCCTGGAGGTATCCACCCCCATCCGTTTTGTGCTGGGTTTAATTCATCAGCAAATTGAGTTGGAATAAGACCAAGCACCATTGGTTGCTGTGCATCACGGCCATCTAAGAACATGCCATATACCCAAGAATTAACTTTAGGAATAGCGTTTGGGTCATATCCACCTTGAGCAACAATAGCCCACGGAAGCATATCTCTGGGAACATCGGGTATAAGCCCGTGTACGCCAAAGGCACGCACTTGTACACGTCCTTCTAATCGCGGATCTTCATTATTTTCAATAACACCTATGAAAAATAATGGATTCTTTAAACCTGCTGCGCTCATGCTGTAGTCACTCCAATGTCTGCTGTCTCATTTCTGGCAACTTGTTCTTGTCCACTCCAATCAAACTTAGCTAGTTTTAGTATTACATTTAATACGCCATACGACATACTATGACTAGTTGATTGGACTAAATATCTGCCTGATAAAGTTTCGTTCATGTTAATATTAGTATCTACAAAGTCTAAAGCTTTCATATCTAAATTAATAATCATTCCGGGTTTAATATCTAAGCGACCTTTCATTTGGGCCACTACTTGTGTATTATTTAAATGGTGATAATAAGATACTCTGTTATGCGCAATATCAGGAAAATACTGATTAGGCAAAATATTAGAAGGGCTATCACCTCTTGACGTATAATCTTTAAAGATCATAAATTGACGAGCGTTTTTATCTGTAAAATTTTCTTTTCTAAATAAAGCTGTGTGCGGACTTTTCCCAAGATCTCTTGGCGATCCAGACATGTCTATGTAGGCACCATCTGTTTCATAATTAAACCTAGAATAATTTAATCTTCTATGTATAAAATCTATTTCTAAAACTTCATTCGTATAAGCACCTGAGAATAAATCTGTAGATGTGTCAATACCTTTAGATAAAATATCTAAATCTTCGATTCTATTATACTGGGCTTCAACATTTTTACCATCTAAGTCTACAATAGGTGCGAAGAATAAATCTAATATTCTGTCATCAGCGTTATTAGCTTTCTTAATAAGATATTCATCTGTGCAGAAATGGTAGCCGTCTAGTGTTTCAAAGAATCTAAATGTTTGTGACGGGGAAGACGGGGAATAAGCTCGTGATGCAACAAAAAACATTGCTTCAGAAGGAACTAAATCTGGAATAATAAGTCGTGTATTATTTTTTGATGGCTGCACAACAAAAGTTCTATCGGCTTCACTTCTCACATCATTAGTTCTACCTTCTTTAATAAGAGAATAACTTTTTGCTTCATATGGAAGCGGAGCACCATTAAGATCAGGATCGGTTGTAGTACCAGGACCGATCTTAGAAAAGTTTTCTGCAAACATTTCCACTGCCATCTCAGAAGGAGTATTGACGAAAGATGTAATAACGTTTCTAGTGCTTGCTTTAAAAGTAGCTTTTGAAACAAAATGAAGTTTATAAGTAACACCGTTTGAACTTGGCTTAGGATGTATATCAGTAACTTTATGAACAATGCCAGATATTAAAGTTATGACATCAGAGTCACCAGTTGAAATTTCAAGGTTTAATGTTTCTTCTCCGCGTATCGGCATACCTTCTAAAACATTAGAAGTATCTAAAATATCAACGAACCCGCTATAGGCAACAGAATCCATTGACTGCTCGATGTTAAAGCCGTAGATATAAGTAACAGATATATCTCGCCTAGTCGCGCCGTCATAAGAAATAAGCTCTGCTTTTTCTATATCTGCTTTACCTAAGTTTACTTCAGTCATTTATGAATTTCTTATTTTTCTGGAAAATTCTTTTGTGATAAGCGGCAAGTATCCACTATCAATTAAGAATATTTCTTTTTTGTTTTCGTTTTCGGCTAACTCTTGGTCGTAAACTTTCCAAGGTTTCCATTCGCTAGGAATAATACGTTTGATAATAATTTTACGACCTTGTTCTGTACGTAAAATAACGCGATCTTCTTTTCTAAGATAGATCGTTTGGAAAGATTCCGGAGCTAATTTTACTATGTCTACTGCCATCTCTTATACTACCTTATAGTAATAGATAATGTTGTCTCCATTATCTTCTTTTGTCCACTCAACAACCTCGTCTCCAAGTCTACCAGATTCCTCTTGGTATTTGTCTGATAAATACGCATTAAAATCTGCTTCGGCCATTGGCCACTGGTGATACGGGTCAATGATATTGTTTGACATATAAACTAACCAAACATAATCTACTGAACCATAATACGCGTTTGCAACATCTTCTGCTCTATAGCCTTCCTTAACCGTATATGGTAAGTATAACATAGGATTAGATGTAACAAAGCTAGTAAACGTGTTTCTGCGAGTAATGTCGCGTACTTTAACACCTTCATACTCAACTGTTGGAAAGTCTTTAAAATATTTCATCGTTGATTACCTAATGCTCCATTTGCATAATCTACAGTACCTGAAACTGAGTTATCGGTCGGATCAGCTGCTTCAACATCTTCTCCGTCACCAGAAATTACAGGTGCTGTTACTGCATAATCGTTTGCTGTTTCTATTTGTAATTCTTGCAGTGTTATTGAAATATTAACACCTGCTGGTTTACCGCCCGCCATAATTCCTAATGTTCCACCTGCTGCATAATCTACAGTCATATTACTAACCATAGATGGTTTGAATTTCATGTAAAAGTTTTGGTCAACACCAATAAGATATATTTTAACTGTTTTTGGAAACTTTAAGAAAGCCTTTTTAATTCCGCCAGCGCCTGAACCAATATCTTGAGCTTCTGGTAATACCGCACCTTTCATAAACGAGATGATCTCTTGTATTCTATCAGAATCACGAGCATTATCTGGATATAAATCCCAGTTAAAGGTGTGGGTTTTAAGTTGTACACCTTCAAAAGTAATTGTTTCGCGCGGGTTTAATGCTTGGCCTAACGAAAGGTTTACAGCATTAGATAAGAATTCTGGAATAAACTTACTTAACATAAATTTCGTCATACTAGTAGCGTCAGCAGTAGACGTAGATGCAATAGACTGCGCAAGAGATGCAAGCGATCCACTACCGCCACTTGTCATTGCCTTTAGTGCCTTACCGCCTAATGCCCCTGCATCTTGAATTGCGCCGGGAATGTCTGAGAGATTACCGCCTCTTCCTGAAGCAATTTCAGCAGCTTTCTGGACGGCCCCTTCTACTAAAGGATTTTGCTGCATGTTATTATATATTAACCCAGAAACATCAGATAACTGTTTTGGGAAAGGAAGTTCTACTGATTGCATACTTCGCAAACCTATACCAGTTGCTCTGCCACTAGCGATTGTACTTTCAGAATCGTTAGTAATACTGTCACCGTAACCGTTTTTAAATCTAGTATAAGAATACTCTTCAAAAACCAAAAGCATTGAATGTGGAAAAGGTTTGTCTGGAAACCTAATAAAATTAGATGTACGCGCGCTTTTATATTCTTTTTGTCGAATTGACTCTTCTGGGCGGTTAGTTGACATGCGGTACTGTCCTTTGGATTATAAATAATTTAATATTATTTCTATTTATAACAATTACAATGAAGTGTGAGGAGAACGGGTGGCTTATAGTGGACGGTTTAAACCAAAAAATCCAAGTAAATATAAGGGAGATCCTACTAAGATTATTTATAGGTCTATGTGGGAATTCAAATTTTTTAGATATGTAGATGTACACCCAGATGTAATTTGGTGGCAATCAGAAGAAGTTGTTGTACCGTATCTTTCACCAATTGATGGTAGAAGACACAGATACTTTCCTGATGTAGTTGTACATAGTAAAGTACCTATATCTAAAGGCGGGGGTGAGAAAACTTTGATGATTGAAATTAAACCAAAATATCAGACAGTGCCTCCTGACATAAATAAGAAGAA